AAGCTTGCGTCTGAGTTTATAGAAATAGAATTTAGATGCCAGGGACGAATATAATTTAACTGAAATGGGGGTAACTTTAATGACACAAAAAATAATTTCAGCCTTGCGTGGCAAAGCAATCTATTAAGGAAAAGACTTCTGTCCATGAGAAGTTTTGGTAAACCACTATATACTGAAGATGATCTAGAGTTCTGGACAAGCTACAAGTTTCTCGCGCTCCGTAATGGGAAAACAGTCGATGAGATTATTGACGAAACTTGGGATGATTACTATACAGCACTAGAATATTAAACAGTCTTACCAATTAGCCATGGCGGTAATCATTTCCCATCCTGGCAAAAATAACCACAAACATCAATTGTGGTTATGCCGAAAAAACAATTTAAAGGATTTGGCGGTAGTGGCGGCGGAGGCGGCAAACCTCCAGAAACCGCAGTATCAGGAACTATTGATGAGACTTGGGATGATTATTACGCAGCGTTAGAATGTTAAATCAACTTAAAGCCATCTTGCCGAAAGGCAAATACAACGGCGCGACAATTGACGGGATTGAGATAAAATTCCAGTTAACATTGCTAGACTGGCGGTTGGTCTATATCAATTGGAGCTACGGCAACTTGATAATTCAGTTTGCTTGCTTCAAGTTTTGGCTTGATTGGCATTACGTATTTGAGAAACAAAAATCATGAGTGAATGCTACTGGTTCCTGAATTATAAAGGCTTGTACAGGCAAATATAATCTCAGATTTTGTTATCTGAGATTATGCCAAAAAAACAAGAATTTAAAGGATTTGGCGGTAGTGGTGGTGGCAAGCCCGCAAAACCGCCAGAAACCGCAGTATCAGGAACTTCCGTTTCAATCGCATCAGTTTTAGGGATTGTGTCAGAGGGAGAAATAGAAGGACCAATAGCTGGGCTAAAATCTGTCTACCTTGATGAAACTCCTATTCAAAATACCGACGGCTCTCTGAACTTCGACGGATTTACATGGGATTACAGGCTCGGAACTCAAGGGCAAAGCAGGATGCCTGGTTTTGGGGATGAAATAACCTCAGAAACTAGCGTTAGTTCTGAAGTGAAAAACCTACTCCCAGTTACCCGCACAATTACCAACGCCAATCTAGATATTATTCGTGTTCGATTGGGTGTGGTCCTACAGGAATATCCGCCAGATGGGGGCGTGCTGGGGTTAAATGTAGGGTTTAAGATTTTTATTAAACAGGGTGCGGGTGCGTTTGTTCTCGTTTATGAAGGCAATATAGGCGGACGCTTTGCCACGATAACAGAATTTGAATACGCCTTTGCAGTTAATAACACCGGTGGCACGGTTTCAAGCTTCAGCGTCCGCGTAGAACGAACTACGCCGCAGGACGCAGACGAAACACGGTATCAACGGGTTTTAAGGTGGCAATCCTACACACAAGCAACTGAAGTTAAACTTGCATATCCCAACAGCGCATTATTTGGGTTTAGTTTTAAGGCGGCTCAGTTCCAATCATTGCCCCAAATATCCCTGAAGTTAGCAGGGCGGAAAATTCAAATTCCCAGCAATGCCACCCCTACCGCTACAAGGGGGCTAACATTTAGCGGAACTTGGAATGGGACTTTTACTACGCCATCGGTAGCAGTGGCAGATCCGGCGTGGATTTTATATGACTTAATCACCAATACTCGCTACGGACTTGGTAGATTTATCAATCAGTCCCAAATTGATAAATGGGCATTATACGAAATTAGCCAATACTGCAATGAGTACGTCCCTAATGGCTATGGCGGCACAGAGCATAGGTTTCAATGCCATTTATTGCTAGAGGGCAAAGACGAGGCGTACAAAGTAATTCAGCAGTTTCTATCAATATTTCGTGGCTTCTCCTACTGGATGTCTGGAGCAATCGGATTTGTGGCAGACAAACCCGGATCACCAGTGGCACAATTTACCCAATCTGATATTGAAGAGGGGATGTTTTCGTACACTCGCACAGGGCTGAAAACCAGACACACTATAGCATTAGTAACTTGGGCAAATCCTGACGACTTCTACCGTCAATCCGTAGAAGCAATTGACGATCCTGATGGAATTGCTAAATATGGCGTAAGGGAAATTGAGCTATCTGCTTTTGCTTGCACGTCAAGAGGACAAGCGCGACGGGCTGGGTATGCCACGCTGCTAACTGACAGACTGGAGCAGGAAACCGTAACTTTTAAAAGCAGGGCATACGGGACTTATACAAAGCCCGGCGATATTATCAGGATCATGGACTCAAAAAGGGCTGATATCCGGTATGGCGGGCTGATCGCGGCGGCCACTACAACAGCAATCACTCTTGATAATCCTGTGGAAATTCTAGAGGATGAAACTTACACCCTCACGGTAATGCTTGCTGATGGCACGGTTCACGAAAGAGTCGTTACCAACTCGCCAGGAACAGCCGCGATAATCCTCACTTTAAATTTAGCCCTATCATCAGCACCACCCCCGGAGTCAAACTGGATTCTCGCGTCATCTACGGTACAGCCGCAGTTATTCCGGGTTTTGAATCGTGTTCCAAGTGCTGGCAGCATGGAAATGTTTCACGAAATTACGGCCATCGAGTACAATCCCGCCAAATATTCTCGAATTGAAAATGGCTGGAGTCTTGAGCCGTTGCCAGAGCGGCGTAATCCTCCCGTCGTTGTGTCAGTTCCTAGAAATATCACCTTTAGCTACCGAACAATTGACCTGTTTGATCTCAATGCAGTATGGGATTTTCCATTGCTAAATAGTAAGCGTGATCCATATATCACAGGCTACACAATTGAATTACGCCTTGGCGACGATGGTTTGTGGGGGAATACCAGATTTGAAACAAGTGCCTCAACACAATTTACAAACATATCGGCTGGGAAATATTACGTCAGAGTCGCGGCAGTTGACATTAACGGCAGGTCATCGCGTTGGGTTGTTTCTAGTCCGATAAACCTGAATAAATATAACTGGAATGCGACTTTCACTTCTCGATATGCCTCTGTTTTTGCAATGGAATTTTAACAAATGGCTACAGCACCATATATTGACGGAACTGGGACTATAAGGCAACGGGCGTTATCTGCTACGTCAGCAGGGACGACGAACAATCCTGATGTCGCCATTTTTGAGATTAATGGGAGTATTACGGCATCCAACCCGTCCGTCGTTGCGACTGGGGGAACAGTGCCGGCAGACGCGACTTTGATCGGTGCTTCTGATGGTACGAATCTACAAGCTCTCAGGGCAACTAACGCAACACCTATGGGGACTGAGCGAGGTCTAATCGTTAGGAATATTCCTGAAAAACCGACTATCACCTCTGTGTCCGGGACTATTGCAATCAGTGGGGATAATACTATTGTTGCCGCACCTGGTAGTGGACTTTCAATTTACATTACTCACTTAGTTTTGCAAAATGAATCTACAACGGCAACAACGATAATTCTGAAGGGTTCTAGTAATTTACTTCGATGCTTAGGGCAAACCCAAGGAAGCGGTTTAGCACTGACTTTTCCCGAAAGAAGAGAGATAAAATTAGCCACAAATACCGCACTAATTTTAAATTTAAGTGGTGCTAATTCTGTTGGCTATTCAATTGGATATTACACGGGGGCTTGATAAAATGACATCGAGAATTGAGATTTTACAAACTGAATTAGCTAATATGGAATACGCCGATTTAGTGACAGCACAAAATTATCCGGCTATTGCTAATCTGTTAAACAATCGTCCATTAATAGCAAATCCAGATACGCAAACAGAAGTACCTAAAATACCGACAATTGAGGAAGTAATTACTTTGGTTAAGCCGCAAGAAGTGTTTGCAATATACGAAACTAAAACCTATGACCGGGTGTTGGATGCACTTCAACAAAAAAAATTAACTTGGATAATTGGCAATACTCAAGCACTGCTTGCAGGTGGTGTTTTGTCTCAATCTTCCTATGACGCTATTATCGCAAAACTAGGAGAAACCGAACCAGACCCAAGCTACCAATCACAAATACCCGGACAATCACGCGCTGAAGATTTAGGGGTTTACCCTGTCAATGCTTCACAAGTTCAAGAGGCACTTAATTAAATGCCTTACGATTACGTTAATTTTAGTTGCATACTTGATTCTGTTTACGGTACGCCGGGGCTTTATGCAGATTTAATAGCCTGTGAAAATGCCGTAAATGATGGCAGCGTTAAACCCGTTTTAATTCTTAACCCGTTGTGGAGTGCATCCAAAAAAGCATCACTCCCACTATTAATAAATAAGCTAGGTGACGGATATCAGCAAACGGTTTTTCAAGGCGTTGATCAGATAAATGAAGAATGGTCTATAACGTCGCCTGTACTGATTGGGTCACAGGTGAATGATCTATTAAATCAACTGCGGACTTTATCAGGAACTTCATTTTTATGGAGCCCTAACAATGGCGTGATTGATTACCAAGAATTTACTTGTGAACAATGGCAAAACATAAGATTGGGGGTGGATCAATATCAAATCACAGGAATATTCAAGACAAGTAAATTATCCAGTGGAACTCTAGTTCTACCTCCGGGACATTACTCTGATGTCTGTTTTAACAACCTCCTAGGATATTACAATTCGAGCCTAGGGAATATCCTCCAATTTACAGGGGAAGCGACACTGCCTGAGCCAGATTTAACCCCAGTCGCGTCTATCTTAGGCGCATGGCTCACAAATCCAATGACGGCTATCGGGAACGGCTATTGGTCGGATCTACAATCTATTCCTCTGCAATGGGTTTTGTTCACAGAAAACGCGATTATTTACCCTATTAACCTTACTCAAAAATTGAATAATGCAGTAATTGAGGCTGGAATAGACAACGCCATTTTTATCTGGTTGAATGGAGAATTTAAATATGGCGCAACAGCCGAAGGTGGTGCATCCCCCCAGGAATACCAGATTAAGTTAGGAAGCTTAAACCCCGGCACTCATTATATCCAAGTTCTCCGGTCTGATAACGGAGGACAAACAGGCTATTTTTTCCAGTTGCGCGGATTGCAGTTCATACCTGATTAATTGTCAAATTACAGAAAAATACTATGAGCATATTAGGAAGCGGGTTATTGACAAGCGTTTCTTCTCCCCAACCAGATCCCAATCCTAACGTTGATCCATATTTAAATAGTGTTGTATTGCTTCTTAAAGGCAATGGCACTAATAATACGAATATTGTTGATAATTCTAGTTTTAATCATTCAATCATGAACCAAAACGGAGTAATTAATACAATTAACCCTAAAAAGTATGGTCTTGGTAGTTTGTTTTTTTCGGGTGCTAACCACCTCATTCTAGGTTCTGATTTTGTGTCTAATTTTGCTCCCTTTGCAGGGAGCAAAAAAACTATAGATTCTTTGATCAAAATAACAGAACCAGCGACATATTGGGTATCAGGCATAATCGGGAATTATAGAGCTGTAGCGGTTAATAGTCGCTGGCGAATGGGTTATACTACTTCATCTCTATTAATAGAAAATCCCACGATATCCCTACACTTCACTTGGACTACAAGCCAAGGTACTGAGACTGAAGTAGTTTTTACTCAACCTTATGTAAATGATTTCAATCATTTAGCCGCTTGCATAGATTCTACAATTCCTCAAGCAACTATTATCTATCTTTGCATTAATGGAGTAGTTCAAGCTTTCAACAATAATAACTTTGCAAGTCAAACAACTTTATTCAATGCCCATACTATTGGCGGAGGCATGGATTACACAACTGCCATAAAAGCTCATGTAAATGTTTTGAGGCTTACAAAAAACGTCAGGTACACAGGTAATTTTAATGTTGAAACAGACACTTACCTAAATATTTAAAAAGGGAAAACTAAAGGCAGTCATATAAATACATCCTATGCCTTTAGTTATTGCCCGCCCCTCAGTTGTTGAAACTACGCTGGGAATTACCTTCCAGATTGGTGAATTACCCACGCAAACAGTCGGCAACATTGTTATCAGTTCTAGAACACCGCCCTCCTACACAATCACCACCTCTGCATCTGCACTATCTGGCGCGGAATCTATTAATGTGGCAGCCTTGCCAGTGGCGTTGGATGCTGGGACTATCCTAACCTTCGGAAGTACCACAGTGACAGTCAGTAATCGCGCTGCCGCTGCTGCAACGTCAATCCAAACCTTGCCGCTATCAGCCTCAGTTGCCAGCGCGGCAACTGCAACAACTAAAGCCCTTGTGTTCGTCGCAGGGTGTACAAACGCTACCATTACACCCCAGATAAAAAACTCCGACACCACTAATTATTTAAGTGGCTTAGGCATGGAAAAAGTGACGGTAGGTAATGCCAAGACAATGGCTTTAGACTTCAACCTAGTCTATGGAGACCTAGGCGGTGGCATTCTTCGGAAGATTGCTCATCAAGACGCTTTTGCTGGGCGTGAGTTTTATTTTAGGCTGGCATTCCCAAGCGGTGAAGCCCATGAGGGTGTAGCCTTACTTGAATCGGCATCACCTCAAAACCCAGTTCAGGAAAAACGGGCTTTCAGTTGTAGCGCACAGATCCAAGGTGATAGCTATTTCTATACACCCCCGACAACTGTAACTATTTCCTAATAGATGACATTGCATAAATGCCTCCACTCAACCGGACATACAGTAGCGTTGATTAATTGTAAGCTGCGCTCAGATCACTTGATTTGTGGTGCGGCTTATTTCACATCTGGACTACCTGTAAATATGCCTGTGTACAGTTTATCTGGTGAGAAAATCTGTTTAATTGTCGTACCAGAAGCCATTAGGAAAAATCCCACTTTTACCCGATTACTCTCACCACAAGACGATATAAGGATAGAATATGCAGAACCCCTGGGGAATCCCTGAGATAGTTGTTATTGCTGGTTTTCCGCTGCCTAAAATGGGCGGATTAAACCCAGAAGAAAAAGATTATATGGCAGATAAAATCCGTAATGTGCAATTCCAAGAAATTGCTCCATTGGCGGAAATTGCAGATATTGTTGTTGAGAAAGAAAAAATTTCCCAACAAGAAGCAATTGGTTTAATTCGCAGAACTTTAGAAGGAAACACGGGTAAAACTGAGGAAGAAATAGACCGATTGCTTACATTTGCGATTGACTACCGCAACGAACTAGGTAGAATTAAAAAGCCTGAAATGATGGTTGAGCGACAATCTCAGGAAGTTGCAATCATGATTTTAAAATCACGACTTGCGCCTGATTGGATATTGGCTAATATTGATAATCTCAAAGCATCATTCCGCTGTTCGCCTGACAAGGAAAAATGCTCTCAAT